GTCCTCACCTCTCCAAGTTTTTTTCATCGAGATTCAAAGTTATTGTAAAGTTTTTTGATTGGATTGTTTGGTCAATGGTTTCTTTCGGTTTGCCTTGTGATCGTGTGAGCAACATCTCCAAGTTGAACAACGAGTTTTTATCGTGACCTTTTAGCAATGCACCGGCAATTGTTCGTTCCATTATTGTGTACTCATCCCCACGATCTATCTTCTCCAGTTCCTTTCTGCCAAGCGACAACATCGACAACATCGTTTCTTCAACTTGTGTTTTGGTGTATCCAAGTTCCTTCATTTGAGTGATGAGCTTCATCGGTCTGCCGTTGCCGATTCGCCTTTCGTCTTCGCCTTTTTTGAATGGTTTCAAGTTTTCTTCGTTTGCCATAGTTCTCACATTTTCTTCACATTATTTTACCATTGACAATCTTTGCTCGTGAATGGATTTCAACCACTCCTTGTATTGTTTCTTATCTCCAAACTTGATGTGATCCTCACGACACAACGCCATCAAGTTTTCAATGTTGTCTGCCTCTTTGCTCCCTCCGATTCCTCTCGCTTCAATGTGATGGATGTCAATGGCAGTTTTGCCACACACCTCGCAAGGGATGAAGTCACTAATGTCATATCCGAAATGGTTCAAGTATGTCATAGTGTGTTTCTTCAAAGTATCAATCCTTCCTCGTTTAATGATTCACGCAAGAAGTCACGCATTTTGATGAGTGCATCCACAACTTCGTCAGGTGTATCATCCGATGCATACTTTGTCCGTGTTCTCAACTCGTTGTCCAATTCTGATACGATGCACTTCCACTTCCATCCATCAATTGCATCTTCAAACTGATGGCGTTCTTCGTCAAGGTTAAATTCAAGAATTGCTTTCATTGCTCACCTCCTCCGTACCATTCGTTGTAGTAATAATCTGCCTCAAGGAATAATTCGTCTTTTGTTAGAATTTCATCAGTAGTTCCATTGTAGTACGCCTCTTTGATTTGCTCCTTCTCCATTTCTTTGGCTTGTTGTTTAATGATCTCCCAAAGTTCAGGTCTCAAATCTGCACAAGCACACTTTTCAATTAACCAATCTACTGCCGTTTGTTGTTTATTGTTTGTCATTTCCGTTTGCGTTTTGGTTTCTGCTCATCATCGGCAAGTTGTGCCAACTCCAATGCTTTTTGGTCTGCCCAAATTAAAAGTGAGAACACGGATTCAATGACACAAGTTGAACAGTTTGGAAGATTCCGACCAAATATCTCACGATGTACATTTTGAAGTTGTGCGGATTGCTCAGGCGTTAATTGGAACACAAGTGTCTTTTTGTAGATCTCGTATGCCGGGCGAAGTGACTGGATGAATTCTATCATATTTTTGTCTCAAGGAGTGCAACAATTACGGTTGCGATGGATGCGTACAAGATACCCACAAATCCGTAGGTGTATATAAAAAAAGACAATCCCAACCACCACGATAAGCAGAAAGCACAGTCAAGTGGTTTCATTCGTTTCCATTTGGAGTAGTCGCTTCCGTAGAGATAGCGTTTCAGTAAGTCGGCTGGTTTGCCGAAGTTGACGATGATGATGCTTAGACAAGCAATTCCAATTATTTCGTTGTACATCTTTCTTTCATTAATTTTACTACACGCAGAATCTCCCTGACTGAAATATCCGTTTGGCGGTGGATTGCTCGTGCTGACATTCCCGAACACCATAACTTGAATAACTCCCTTTCATAGAAATATGCTGATTCAGTTACCTGATTTATTTTGTTGATTCGTTTTTGTTCGATTCGTTCATCTTCTTCCCTTTCCAAAAGAAGGTCGGGTTCTTCAGACAAGTGCAAGTCATAGACATCGTATTGATCATAAATCCGAGATTCACCAAAGGGATGCCGGTTGCCGTTGATACAAAGGTACAAAAGACGGATTGTCCAAAACTGGATGTATCCGTCGTTGTATATTTTCTCAATTTGTTCATCAGGTTTTTGCAATATGGTCAGAAAGTAAAATTGATAGAGTTCCCTTGCCAACTCGTTTCCTTTGGCTATGTTCTTCGTGGCTTTCGTCAGCCATTCCGCTTTTGAGAGTTCCTCTATGATTTCCGCTTTATTCACATTTTCTTTTCAATACTACAAATATAACCATTCTTTTCGTATTTTTTCTTTACACGCAACATCTCATCCTCAGAGCGGAGAATATGTATTGACGAGCTTAGATCTTTCGTGCAAATGCAAACCCAATAAGGATAGAGATTCGACATATAGTTTGTTGGTTGTTCGGTCATATTCTATAAGTGAATCGTACACTTGCACGGAGTTGATGATGGTTGAGTGATCACGGTGAAGAATCTTGCCGATGGAAAGATAGGTCATCTTCAAATGCTTTCTACATAAATAGCAAAACAAGTGCCGAGCATCCATAATGTTTTGAGTGCGAACCTTGTCGATGATTGCATCAGGTGTGACATCATAGATGATGCACACCACCCTCATTGCTTCAGTCCATTCGGCATCAATCTCGTTGATCTTGCATCGTGGGTTCACGATTTGGTCTTTGAGTTTCTTGATCTCTCGCATCCGTGAATCGTTCAGTTGTGCAATTACACCTTTGAGCCGTTTGACTTCTTGCTTCAACAGGTGCATCTCCTGGTAATCAATCATAACAGCCCTAATTCTACAAGCTCACTTATAACCATAGTTGAATACCATTGTTCCCCGAGTTCATCCCCACCTTTATCAATGTGCTCAATTCTCATAATGATTGCATCTTGTCCATCGTGCCATCCACCGCTATAAGATTGTGCGATTAATGTTTTTAATTGTTCTTCAGTTATAGTTATTGTTTTCATAGTAGTTTTTGATTGTGTTCACCGAGTTGGATAAATCCTGAATCCGATGTACTGCCAGTTACTTTGATGAAGTCAACCTCAATCTTTGCTGAGTTGATAATCACTTGTGAAACATCTGCCATCGTTTGTGCAGTTTCAATGTCAATCTCACCATCCTTCAATCGTTCTAATACTTCAAAAAGGTGATCTCTTAAGTCGGTCATTTTATTTCTTGCCATAGCTATTTATTTTTCTTGTTATTTGTTTTTTTATGTGAATTACTTCTTTCAATTCTTGTGGTAAATTTTGGATGTGGTTTCTTCTGATGTGTTCCACTCGGTCAATGACCTCTAAGTTTTCAATACAAATGTTCTGCTTGTTGCGGTCTTTGAACACGACAAACATTCCTGGTGGTATTTCTCCGTGATGTTGTTTCCAAAGTAGCTTGTGAACAAACTCAAATCCGACCTCTATTCTTTCTACCAGGTATCCATCCCGAAGTGAACGGAATCCAATCGGCTTAGTGTTGTGTGGTGTTTGTCCTTTCTTAAATTGTGTTTCAACTCCACCCATCTGCAAACCTTTTTTGCCTTTGTTCCAAGATGCCACTCCTTTTTTGAATTGGGTTGCTTGGTGTCCTTTGAAGTTTTCAAGATAGTATTGATGTAAAAACTCAATGTCTTTTTTTATACCGATGTTGTTTGATTTATTGTAAATCTGCTTGACAGTACATCCAAAACGCACCGCCAAATCATTTGCCATTGTTGTTGGGTATAACCGTTGTAATTCTTCAGCTTCTTCCGTTGTCCAATACTTTCTCATAGTCGTTCTTGATACATTGTGCGTTCACCGATGAATGTCGTTTTGATTGTGTAGCATTCACCGTGACGATTCTTTGCGATAATTAGTTCGGCTTCTTCTTCTTGGAGCTTCTCACCTGAATAGTATGCCGGTCGAAATGGGAACATAACGACATCCGCATCTTGCTCAATACTTCCACTCTCACGGATATCACTCAGCATAGGTCTTTTGTCCGCTCTCTCCTCACATTTGCGTGATAACTGAGCCAACACTATGACTGTGATGTTTAGTTCCTTAGAAAGCAATTTTAAGTTTCGGGAAATTTCTGCAATCTCTTGTTCCCGGTTTGTTTTTGTTCCTTTTATTAACTGGATGTAATCAATCACCAAAAGTTCAAGTCCGTGTTTCGCTTTGTGAATCTTGGCTTTGGATTTGATTTGTTGGATACTGCAATTTGGATCGTCATCAATAAAGAATTGAACTGTCTGATTGAGTGCTGAATTAATTAGTTGATG